TTTATAAGAATTACTCTCTAGTTGCTAGTGCAGACTTAACTGTCTCCAATAGCTTGTCATCCATGTCTGTCTTAGTAAGTTTAACTGCCTTACCTAAGATGATTAGACATAAGTCGATAAGTTTCTCTCCCAACTCAGAATCGTCTGGGATTTTGTTTACTGCATCAGATACAATTTTAGATGCGAAAGGTAGTAGGAATGATAACATGATTAAAATTCAAACGGTACATTATATAGGCTGTTTACCTTGCATTTGTTGGTCATGATCCTTAGTAAACTGAATCATTCTTGCTTTCACTCTGTCTGTTGACTCTTTCATTCTCTTTGCTTTTGCTGCATCATAGAATTTTTTATTTTGTGCAATAGCTTTCACTGCACCTTCTCTATCGCCTGCAACTGCTTTCTTTCCTCTCTTGACTTCTGCCGCCTTTGCTGCAGCAGTTAACTTATCAGCAGAGATTTCTGTGATATGCTCCACCTCTTCTTTCTGACCATCCTTAGTAACCTTATATTTCCTAGGGTACTTTGAGTTAGACCAGTCACGACTCATTGACTGAGAATCAGTTGATGCATCATCAGAGACTTTCTTACTAATCTTATCTCCTAGTTTTTTCTTTGCTCTTTCTATTCCTTTCAATCTTGCTTTATCATGTTCCTTAGTATGCATCTTGCCACCGTGAACATAACTTCTATCTACCTTTGCCTGATACAGATAGTTAGCAGTAGTTGTCTTTGACAACTCATCAATCTGCTCTACGCTTTCTCCTACGTTTGCTTCATCAGGGGTAGTATCAACTCCACCTTCTCCCTGTGGTTTCTTTGCACGTTTAGCACGCAATGCATCGTATGCTGCTTCACGCATCTTAATTACTTTGCTCCTGACCTTACGACGATTCAATAAGTATCTGTCAGACTTATCATGGTCACCATCGTTGTCGATGTCCTTGTCTTCCTTACCTACTGGGTCAAGTTTTTTCTCGTCTAGTTTAGTTTCTTTCATGAGGTCTTCCTTCTTAGGGTTAATAATAACGTTTCCTTTCTTCTTAGTTGTAAGAAAGGATTTCTCACCTGGATTAGAGGGTTTCATTTAGTCTACCTCTCTCATTTTTTCCAACTCTGCATCGGTAAATAGTCCCGACTTAGACAATTTATTTATAAAGTCAGAAGGTTTTTCTTCTTCTTTGACACAATTAGGGACTTGTTTTCCACCCTTCATCTTAGTGCCCTTTGCTTTGTAACCTTTCCAACATGTAGATGCACCAACGTTTTTACGTGCCTGCTTGAGTCCTTCTAACATGAGTTGATGTACATCATCAATGTCTACACCTACTACACTCTCCTTAGCAGTTACACCTAAATCGCCTGCCTCTTTTGCTGTCTTCTCTCCTTTCTTTCCGACAACAATGTAACGACCATCAGCCTTACGTCCTGTGATGAGCATGGAGTTTCCTCCTGAGGATACGACACGACCTATGTTACGGTCATCCTTATGCTCTGCTTTCTTTTTCTTGACAGTTTCTCTGTCTACGTCGAAGCCTGCATATCCTTCTACCACTGGCTCGAATGTGTCAAGGACTTCCATGACTTTCATTACACCATCGTGGAGACGCTTAGTCTCAGGAAGTTTATCTTCCTCAACCGCCTTAAGAATATATGACTGCTCAGTTGGACTATAGTCCATCAAAGCTGCAGACACTAACATTTCTAGTTTCATTTTTATAACACCTGATTGGTCTTACTGTTTTTATTTAGTCTTAGCAGAGTTTCTAATACGTTGTTGAAAATCTGTAAAACTGACTACAGATTGTCCTGGAGTCATTGCTTGTAATGCCATTCTATAGTTGTCTGTACCTGCCTTCCAGTCATTACCACTGCCATCATCAGCAGAATAATTGTGTTGGAGTTTGGTGGTATCAGCAGCACGAGCCCATGCAGCACGTGGGTCTTCCACTTCAGTTATATTCTTTAACCATACCTTTTCCTCATTGCCATCTGGCATTTGGAATACGACATGATTAGTGCCACGATGCACAACCTTTCCGATTAGTCCAGTGTCATCGTGCTCTACTATAGCACCTACCTTAAAGATATGGTTTAGCATATAGAAATCTCTAAACGAATCTGCATCTAACTTAGGTGCATACTCCCAGAGTGTCAACTCTTTGATTGACTTCTTGGTCTTCGTTTTCTTAGGAGGTGGTGTCATTCCTGTCTTCACATCCGCCATCATCTGTTTAGAATGCTTTGCAGAGACACCCTTAGGCATGCCTGCATGGAATGAGTCATGGTCATCACCACTTGCATGCTTACGCATAGCAGATGCTGACAACTTCTCTACAGGGTCATCACTCTTAGGGTCTCTTGCTCCTGCTGATTTGATATTGATAGTCTTAAAGTTATAATGCACTCCATTATATTTGTTAGTCAACTTCTCAAACTCTTTTACTCTATCGTCTCCTACCACCATTGTTAAATGCTCATGACCTTCATCATGTAGGTCACGCATTATATCAAATATATTTCTATGTGCTTCATTGTTTTGAATCTTGTCCTTGTGTGAGGGAAATAACTTCCTCATGTGGTCTACTTTTTGTTGTGCGGATAACGGATTCTTTTTGTGATCCTGACTACGGGATGGGTAGATTCTATAGTTTCCCGAGTCGCCTCCGTGCGCTTTGACAGCATCAAGTAACTTGCCATGGCCAGCGTGAGGAGGGTTAAAGCGACCAAAAGTAATAGCAACATGCTTGTCCTCTAGGTTACCAGAAGTCTTCTGACCTTTTTGACTTGTCGTGGGTTTCTTAGGTTTGTTTTGTTGAGACGCACTCTTGGTTGCCTCAGTTATAAATTCTAAAAAATTCATTTACCCCAATCTTTTGCGACGGTGAAGTTTGCTCTAGAAAATTCTAATCTATCGACCAGTTTAAGTGCATTGCCATCCTTAATAGCAACAAAACCTTCTGGACTGGTTACCTTGTAACCATTTTCATCTTCTAAGAAAGTGCCGACACCTTCTATCTTCTTCAGTTTATTTATGATTTGCTCTTTAGCAGTCATAAGGTCTTTGAAACCGCTAAGTGCGGAATACATAACAGACTTATTACTATTTAGATAAGCAAGAGCCTTATCAGCTCTATCAGACCAGTCTTTCTGTGCCTTAGCAGTCTTTTTCTTAGCAATTTCTGCCTTAAAACGTGCATCTACAAAGGAAATATACCCCTTTGCCATAGAAGTTGAGTTGTTTGGTATCTTTCCTGAGCGTATTACTTGGTTGAAATACATTTTAAACAATGCGTTGTAAGCAAAAGACCCTGTCTCCTTGTTGATAGTGCTAAGAAACTTACGTCCACCACTGAGGTTACGTTTAGCAGATGCTATGGTTAAGTTTATCTTAGACAACTCTGCAGGAGATAGGTTTGCCATACCATTTACATTAGTAAACTCTGAGGAGAATACTGCCACACTGTCTACACCTTGTAATGGTTTGACATTGACACCAAACCCTGCTGACATTGCACCTATACTTGACCCACTGTATTTTGTATGAAATACAATTCCTATTTCACTCTTCGCTATCTTCCTACCCATCTCAGAGTCTACTTCGACACAGTATGTGATAGTATTTGGTTTAAAAACATAACACCTCTTTCCATTCATAGAAGCAATCTTAGGTCTCTGCTCATACAAAAGGTCTCCCTGTATGACACCATCAATAGGTAGTCTCATCAAATGTTTTAGACACTTCTTAAGTATCTTATTAAGTCCACTGTCAGGGTAGTGCTCGTCTATGAAACCATCAGTGTAACAAATTTTAGGTGTAGACTTATTGAATACTGACTTATTACCTACGAAAAACTCTCCTGTCTCAGGGTCTGTGCCACAAACTATAGCAGGAGCACCGTCCCACTTAACTGTGACCTTCATGTTACTACCACCCTTACCTGTGGTCAACATGTCTCGTAGACCTACAAGAAAATTAATGCTATTAGTAGCACCATTATAACCAGAGTTAAATATGTCATCTTCTAAATGCTCTAGGTGGGTATTCTTTGCCATGACTATATTATACTATACTATGGAGCGAGTGGGTAGGTTAGTGGACACTTATTTAACTGGTTACAAGAAGGACGCATCTAAATCTAGATTCATAGGACTTGGTCTGAGTCTACTAATCTTAAGTGCCATCAAGAATGACCATCGACCTTTAGATGCTGAGTTAGTTTTGATACGAATTCTGATGCTGCTGTCAGCACAAGAATCAGAGAAGC